GCTTATTATTTGTACCGCTAGTACAATCAATAACAATGCACTACCTAACAATAAAGCCCATAAGATTATTTTTCCTGCTTTAATGCTGAATTTATACCAATCTGTCAAGCCTTCTTCCTGCAAAAACTGGTCAAAAGTGGCAGGTGGCTCTTTCATAGAAATAAACTCCTTTCCGGCAAAAGCCTGTTTTTTAACAAGTGTCATAATGCTGGCAACCTCGCTGTCTGACAGCTCGTAGATGTCGCCAGAGCTTAGGATAAGTTCTCCTGTCATAGCATCTGCATTTGACCTTGCTCGCGCAAGATGAAATGACCTGGTGTTTTGTTAATGATCTCGTAACCTTTCTGTCGTAATCCGTACACCCGAGCGTTATATTGTGCGATCCCGAGTCCCTGCGGGCGGGGCATCATAAACTCATAGACATAAGCTCCTTGCGCTCCCCTTGCCCGCAGTAAGTCCAAAATCCTTTCTTCTTGCGTTTTGTCAGATTTGTAACTTGTCATATAATCAACTTATCCGAGCATGTGATGGCAGGAATTTGATGATCTCCATGGTTCGTACCCCTGAGCATCAAATAACTGTTTAGCTACTCGGATATTTATTGAACTGTTAAGTAAATAACGCTGTGGTATTCCATGTACTGAATTTATTTGAAATACCCCTGAATCATTAGAGCCATTTTTATTTTTGTTATTTATGGCCTTAGCCCTGATTCCTGACTCACATTTAGCCACCTTCAGCATCCCCTCAGCATCCTTGCCAAAAACTTCCCTGATCTCGGCAATGACTAACTCCTCTGGTGATGGTGTCGGCTCTGGCTCTTTGGCCTGTACCGGACTTTCCCAAGTAGGTGAAAGCAACATGGAAACTTGGCTGTCTGCCCATATAGCTTGAGCCTTTTCCCAATTCATCCAGTGGACCAATATCGCGCCGGCTAACATACCTACGATCAGAAATACCAGGCGGTATGTGTCTTTTACATATTTTCTTCTGTTATCAATTGTTTTCATATTTATTTAGATTCACCTCCTTTCACTCTCAAAAAAACATCTTGTAATAACTGGTTATCATGTAAACTTACCCATTCTCTTATCCAAACTGCCAGCTTTTTACACTGAGCGACAGTTAATGGTTTTTCTACTGCTGACAACTTAAATATCAAATTATTAATATGTTTTACTTCCATACTGTGTTCAAACCCGTCTCATCAGGATCGGGATTTATTTCTTTAATTTTGTGTTCGACGTGCATGTACCATTGGACATAAAAATTTTGCTGTAATTCATAGCCATCTGTCTCTATTGGCTCCTTTAATTCCCAGTCGTTATTTTTTATCTGTTCTCTGGCCTTAACTGCCCATTCCTGCAATGCCGGATCGTGCATATTGCGCTTAAATATTTCCTTCATAATCAGGAATCTTTTAGCGGCTTTAGTTTGCCATGCCTTAGGGTAATAACCCTGCCACTCTGCATGGATACGCTCTTTTTCAGAAACCGGCAAAGTGCGCCATGCCAGCCAGTTCTTAACGCTATTTCCAGCATGTTCGTGGTTTTCTATCTCCACCAGCATCTTTTTGAGATAATCCAGTCTTTTGGTTTTTTCAGTTAGTGTTGGTTCGTTTCTCATAAGCCCTTTCTATCTCGGCAAAATATAGTTCGAGATTGCGCCGGATGGCGTCTAAATTTTTAACATTTTCTAAGCTGTGCTGACTGCCAGCCCACACAAAGACATGCTTAATAGCTTTGTCCATAAAGCCGTTGGAGGTATCTTTGCCCCGCTTTTTAGCAAAGGAGGTAATCTTTTGGATGATGTTCCACGCCTGACGGCGGGGCTGTTTATCGATAGGGTTATGCCCGTAAAGGTTGGAAAATTCTGATAAGATGAGGTTTACTTGTTCGTTTCGTTTATCTTCTTTTTCGACATTGGTGGTGCTTGCACCAATACTGTTTACAGTATTATTCTTTACATTCTTATCATTCTTTATAGTTGTTAGTTGTTTGTTAGAGCTTTGTTGGCTCTTTGTTAGCTGTTTGTTAGTTTGTTTGTTAGTCTCAATATCTTCACTCTGATATTGTTCCCATTTAACAATACTAATTAGCCTTCCAGTCTTTGTTGATTTGTTTGTTAAAAAATGCCACTTTTCTAATTTCAACAAAGCAGTGCGTACAGATTGTACTTTTACATCACATGCACAATTAGAGGCGATACTTTCCAATGAGGTGATAAACTGACCTGGTTTACATACATATACCTCATTCTGCCATTCCCATTCATTTTCTTCATGATTAGCCAACATAAGGCAGACCATCATGACATCTCTTTGTTTTGAGTTAAGATTCTTATAAAGGTTAGAATCTAATAATTTTCGATATAGTTTTATCCATCCGATTCTCATCTAGGCAGGTGATTTTATACTTGCTCACCGATCAAGTATTAAGTTTGTGTTGTTAAGTTTCTCTGGATTAGCAGACAAGGTAGGCCGTTAGGCTTTGCTGATCTGCTGATCCAGAGGGGCAAGTCCTGTCTCTTGCCCTGATCCTCTGGCTCTAAGGAAAGTTAATTACGAGCAAATTTCTCGTACAATCTTTGATCTGTTAAATATGTGTGCATCTCTTTAGCATTTTCTACAATCCACTTCACTCCAGTCCTAAACGATGTTTCCGTTAAATGCACAATACTCATGTCTGATTTGTTCTTGTGCTGGTCAAATCTGTGAATAATAGCCTTATTAGGTTTTTCTCCATTCATCAAAACTTGATAAACAATCGGCTGTTTGCTGTTGGCATAATCCTGGGATGATGTCTTTCCGGTCTTAAACTCGTAAATAGTAGAAGTATCAAAACAGTCAATGACACCAACTAGATCAAGCCATGGAGCTAAATTAATAACCCGCTTAAGTTCTGTTTTTGGCTCTAGCAACTTCTCTCCGCCAAACTCAACCGGCATTGCCTGATTTTTGTCAATGTACTCAGCCCATAGCTTGTGATACCTAATCCCATCAGCCATAGCGGGGGTAGTAAACTTTTCTAGTTTGAAATACATCTTGACTGCCATTTCGTAATTACCCCCAGACCAAGTATTGAGAATGGAATATGAGGCGCGAAACTTATTCATGTACTTCTCCTTTCAGGGATATGCTGATAGTTTTAGGTCTATCAGGCTCAATAATCCCGATTGGTAACCCTTTGTTAGTCTCTGCAAACGTCTCAATGGCTTTGGTATTGGCGCTATAAGACTTCTTGACGCTGTATAGTTCAGCTGGTATCTGATCAACTAAACTTTCATCAATCTTGTATTTAGATCCGTATGAGCGATAAAAGACTTTAACTTTGTCTCCTTGAACGCTAGAAAAATTAGGATTAAGTTTTAAAGCTGCTTCCTCAATGTTTTTCTTAGCTTGGTTAATCGCATCTTCCACTTGCTTTTGAATGTTGAGCAAATTGACTAGCGTATCCTCAGCATCAGCCGAGAAAATAATATTTTTGCTATCTGCGACTAACTGACTTAAGTTTTCTAGTTTAATTTCCATATTTACTTGGTACCGAGCAGATTATTGGCAATGTTGGTTGCCTCATCTTCGGTATCAATGGCAGTTTTTATAACTTCTTTAACCTCTTCTTTGGCCGGAGCAGGTATCTCGAACTTACTAGCCTGCTGCATTTCTTCCTGGGAATAAATACCTACCATCAAGTTAGGGAAGGCTTTTCTAAGAGCTTTTGACTCGGCACATTTCTCAAGCATGGTTCTCGGCATTTTTGACCATAAACCCATCGGATGACCGTCTTTACCTGTTTGCACATACTCATCCCAATAAGCAGAGGCGGTAACAGCCATGCGCTCACCAGTCACTTGATTGACTTTCCAAACTGTGACAGTTGCTTTGATCAAATTGCCGTCTTTTTCTTCAAATATGGCATCATCAGAACCGCCATAGTCACCTGATCTGGCTGCAATAGCTCTTAGTCCATCAATACCTGTTTGAATACTCATCACCTCTTTACCCTGTCGGCTGTCCCAACGATAGACTGGATATATTTGCTTCATAGTGGGATCAAGTCCGGCACGGTTACTAACTTGCAGGAAATAAAGCAAGTCGGTAAATTCCCTGGATTGCCCATTACGGTCAGTACCCATAATTTGATTACGGACCAGTTCAACATAAGCTCTGGGACTTGGCATGTTCTCTGGAACATACTTGAGAGCTAGGCTGATTTGCTCTTTCTGGTCTAATGTCTTCAATGAGTTCATATAACCTCCATTTCATTTATAAATTTAGTAATAGCTTGATAAAGCGGATCATCATCAAGTCTTTGTTGCAATTCTTCTGGATCGACATCAAAAAAATCTTCATCATCTTTGTCGTAGTAGGCGATAATCTCCTCGTCATAGTTCATAGAGCCTCCTTTTTGAGTGGGTATTTGGAATAAAGCAATGCTTTGGTAATATTCAGACGTTTAGCTATATCTTCGATGGTGTAGCCGTGTCCTTGAAGTAAGCGGATCAGATAGACGATCCGTTTTTTATCGACCGCTCTTAACTTATTGATTTCTTGTGATAATTTAGCGCTAATTTCGCTATAAATTTCCCTTTCGGAACTTTCTGTGATATACTGTTGCATACGAAAAAACCGCCCTTATCAGGCGGTTTTCTGTACGAAACCAGTATTTTTTTATTTTCTATCTAGGGTGAGCCGACCGGGGCTTAGACCCAATAGAAGTTTAAAAAAATAAACCTGAAGAGGAAAGTTGTGTTGAATTTTTAAATTATAATCTAAGTATATACCCATAATACTGCTTGTCAATAGTTGATTTTAACAGAGGAAATAGGGTAGTCTGGATTTCGTGCAAAACTTTATGGATGAGTTTGTGCGCTTTCTGCTCACTGCTCGGAACATCCAGTTAAGCACTGCCCAAATGTATGTGCAACGTATTGATCACGTTAAGCGCTGTATTGGGATTATTTCACCTTCAAAGGTCTTGGATTTTATCGACAAGCTGATACTTAGCAAGTATAAGCCTAATTACATCAACTCTTATGTGCTGGCTCTAAGGTCGTGGGGGCATTTTAAAAACATCCAAGAACTTACCAGACTCAAAAAGATACCTCTCCGGAGAAATGTCATTGTTAAGTCAGTATTATCAGAAAAAGAAATTGAAAAGATCATTAATCTACCCCGCATCCATAACCGCCAGGAAAACTGGGAACTATACACTTTTGCGATCAAGATATTAATTTATTCCGGCATGAGGCCGTGCGAGGTCTGCAACCTCAAAATAAAGGATATTAACTGGGGAACTGATTGCTATGAGGTGCGTGATGATAAGACCGGACATGACCGCTTTGTGCCCATCGCTATTCCCATTCAAAAAGAACTGGCTGAATTTACTAAGGGCAAAATGGCCAGTGAATATGTGTTCACGATCAAAAACAAAAAAATAGAGACTGACGATATCTCCAACAATTTCCGGCAAAGAATACGCAAATTAGGCATCCAGCGCAACGTGACGCTGTACTCCTGCCGTCACAGTTTGATTACCAGGCTTTGTGATGAGGATGTCAATCTTTACAAGATACAGGCAATCGCCGGGCATAGGGATATTACCACAACGGCCATCTATACCCATCTAACGCATAAGTCCATCGAAAAGGCTATGCAACAAGACCCGATCGCAAGGGAGACGATGCCGATTGCTGATGTCTTGGCTAAAATTGAAAACGAAGTGAGAACAATGTTAAACAATGATAAACGTCTATCCCTGATGATTAGGAGGGAAGATGATAAATTGCAAATAGAGGTAAAAAGCACATAAGGCACTAGGATTGAAGTATAGTCCCATTAAACTTAGGGTTTGGCTACAAATGGTGCTAAACGCAGTCAAAATAATTTTAAACTATGCGAGAGTGAGAAATTTAAGCTAAAAAAATAAAGCCACCCACTACTTAAACCTCTTCAGGGATTTTTTGTGGATGGCTTATTCCCTATTTTAACACACTTCATTTAATTAAACTAATGCTTGAGTTTGTGTAAAAATGCAGTAAAATGCGGGTAAGATTTCCAAGAATCTTATGCAAGAACAACTGCTCCAAATACCTCAATTAGAGTGCTTCAACGAAGGTAAAACAGTTTTACCAGCCCAGGTTATTGTGAATAAAATGGGAAGCTCGGTCATCATAGATTTTCGATTAGCTATAAACAGCAAACAAAGTGATAAAATAAGCTATGAAGAAGAATAAAACAGCAACAGAAGCCATTATGGAAGATAAAGAGAAACGGGGGTTTAGTGGATTGTATTTTGAAGGCATGCCCATATATTATGACCCAGATTGTCCGACCGGTACAGTTTATTTTATGCCCCAGACTGATATACCTACTGACTTAAATTCAATATGGGGATGCGGGTGATGGCTAATGCTATTGAGGGTAAACAAACGCACTGGTGGGATAAATACATCTGGCTGATAAAGTTACGCATCAAGCAAATATTTACTAAAACCAGTCGATACTAATTCGTAGCTCGAAAGAGAAATTGAACTAAGGCGACCTTATTCCAGAAATGGGAAGGGTCGCTTTTTTTATGACAAAAACTGCAAAGAAATCAAACCAGTGTACAGCCAAAGGACATGTTGGCAGACCATCCAAGTATGACCCTAAATACTGTGATGAGCTTATTGAATACTTTGATATTGAACCCCACTTTGAAACACCAGTCTTAACCAGACGCAAAGACGGCACAGAAGTTGAGAAGGTTGCCTTCATAGCTTCTGATCTTCCTACACTTGCCGGATTTGCAGTCAAAATCGGAGTAGATCGAGATACTTTACATGAATGGTCAAATGTACACAAAGAATTTTCCGACGCTATAAAAAAAGCAAAAGAATGTCAGGAAAACATTTTAGTTACAAACGGACTAAAAGGACTATATGACACATCTTTTGCAATATTCACCGCTAAAAACGTCATGGGATGGCGAGATAAGCAAGAGATAACTGGAAAAGATGGTAAAGATTTAGTTATTACCTGGAATGACAAACCTAATAAAAATTGACTACTCCCCCATGCCTCACCAGAGGCAACTGCATGACTGCAACACGTCTTTAATTGCCGTTTGTGGAAGACAGGTAGGAAAGACAGTTTGTGCAGTTAATGAACTCATCAAGCGTGCTGTGCAAAACCCCAACTCAAGAAACTGGTACATTACCAATGACTACAAGCAGGCTAAACGTAACGTCTGGGATTTGTTCAGGTACTACCTCTCCGTCATTCCTGATTACGCAGCGCCTAAGTTTAACAACTCAGAACTAAAGATCGAGTTTGTGAATGGTTCAAAGATTGAGTTAATTGGAGTGGAAAACTTGGAAAGCCTAAGAGGGGCGAGACTTGACTTTGCGGTAATGGATGAGTATGCCGACTTCCCGATGGAGGCTTATGAGAAAGTCATCCAGCCCATGTTTGCAACTACGGGAGGAAATGTCTGGTTTATGGGGACTCCTAAAGGACTTGGTAACGATATGTACCAGAAATGGGAAAACAAAGATAGCGGACTAAAACACTTCAAGTTTCCGGCTTGCAAGGTTGATAGTGGCATAGTTACCGATGTGTTAAGCGAGTATGCCTTGCAATCCCACATTCAGGAAGCATACAACAATGACCATACCCCCAACAAAGAAGTATTTAATCAGGAATACTTAGGCGACTTTACTAGACCCTCGGGTACAGTGTACGGACAGTGGAACATTGACCACTATACCCCGATTGAGTATGACCCCAACTTACCGCTTCATATCAGTTTTGACTTTGGTATCAACGACCCCACCGCTATTGTCTGGATACAACCAAACAAGTCAGAAACAAGAATTATTGATTGCTATGAGGCAACAGACGCAAACATTGAACATTTTGTCCAAGTAATTAACGCCAAGCCATACAAAGTACCAGACCTAGTCACAGGCGATATAGCCGGACGTGCCAGAGAGCTAGGTTCAGGCCAGTCAGTGATAGATATGCTTGAGAGCAAAGGTATATTTGTAAAAACTACTAAAATACCCTCAATTCCCTATCAGATTAGGGTTACTCATGGAAAGATTAACGGATTATGGGTATCAAAACACGCAACACGCTTTTATGAGTGTATTTTAAACTACCGCTACCCGACCAAGAGTGATAACACCCTCAACCAATCAAACGAAATCCCTATCCATGACCAATTCTCCCACATGATGAGAGCATTTGAGTATTGGGCAGTTAATACAGCTGATGCTCCAAGCACAAAACTACATGACGTTATTAAACCAAATTCAGGAGCTGAACTGATCGACCTGATCGAACAACGACGCAGGTATGGCAGTTCTGTAATCGGATGGCGCTAATCCTGTCAGAAAAAGACAACATCTACCAGTTCATTTGTAAAAACTTCCAAAAGCACTGGGATCCTAAAATGGTGAACTTACAAAAAAGAGTGCGGATAGTGGCAGATTTGGAGAAATGGCGTACAGACGTTGAAGAGATTTGGAGACAGAAAAACAATGATAAGTATTATTCAGTTTATTTTGACAATGAGTTTGTATGTCGGGTAGGCTCTACAACCTCACCATGGCAGTTAGAAGTAGATTTTTTAAAGGGTATCTTAGAGCTATACCAAAACGGTAAAATCCACTTTGATTTAACAAAGTACCAGCAGGAGGATGAACTGATCAAGCAATTAAAGCATGACAAGAAAGAAGAACTGCGGATAGAGAATAAAAAAGTTGACAGCCTAGCATTGCCTTCCGAAGTTAAACAGACGCTAAAAGAGCTTAACCAGGAAGATTTACAAACTAAAAGTATCGGAGACAGCGATATTAAAGCCGCCTCTAAAAAATATGAAACTGCCTGAAGATGCTGATGAGATGGAGACAGAACTTTACTCTTATCTTGTCAAAAACGTATATGAGCCAAAAACTTCAGCGTATCTTTACAGTCAACTGGAAGATCCGGCCGATAAGTTTATCGCCTGTTTTGTTTTTGATCTGGGCAAGACTCGCAAGGAATGCCAGATAGCAGTTGGAATGAGTAAAGCTACTGTTTGGAAGCGAATCAAGCGGATCAAAGAGCAGTTAATGCCATACGCTAAGGCAAATAATCTCTTAAAATAAACCTTTGAGATAAAGGCAGATTAAACTAGAAGTAGTTATTATATTTTTTAAATCCCCTATGGAAGAACAAAACCTACTAGCAATCCTTAAAAAGCGCTATGACAGCGCTAAGAAGTTTACCCAAACTAACTATATAGATCAGGCAAAAAGAGCCATGAAAGATTATGATACGGAGGATGAGCTAAACGACACTTCAATTAAAGTTGACCGCCATGCTTTTGATGTCAATAAGCGCTACGAGATGAAAATACCAATGATATTTACTAACACCGAGGCAATGAAAGCAGCTTTATTTGAAAGATTGCCTGATTTAATTATTAAAGGCAGGGGAAGTGATGATGAGGGCAAGCGCAAGATAGTGGATGCAGCTTATGAATATTTAAAAGATAAACTGGACTTGTTTGATGTAGCCGATCAGGCAGCTCACTGGTTTATCTTAACCGGCTTTTGCTCTGCTCAGGCAAACTTTGAATCACGGGGGGCAGAAGTGCCTTTGGAGGATGGATCAATAGACGAGACAGGTAAACCCCTAACCCGCATTGATTATGATTACAATGATCCCATTATTGAAGTGCTAGACCCAACAAAAACTTTCTTTGCCAGCGATTCGGTTTTTGATTATAAAGGCTTTAAGGTTCCATATTTTTTTGTAGATAAACTAATGACTCCAGAAGAGATAAAATCAATTTATGAGATTGAAGTTGACGCTGATACAACCACCCTAAGCGAAGAAGAGCTAAAGGATTTGGCAGAATCTGAACAAAAAGACGTGGTTAAAGATTTGGTACGAGTGCATATTTACAGAGGAGAATTGCCATATTCTAACAAAGATGAACTGGATGAGTGGGGGCTGGAATATGATCCATCTAAAATATATTTTTGCATCTTTACTGCCGATAAGGTGTTATATCTTAGTGATAAAGACGATACATATATCAGAATTGCTAAATGGTATGGACACCCCAGCAGTTTCTTTGGTTTTGGCTTGGGTAAGATTGGCAGACAATTCCAGATAGAAAAATCCATCAGAAGAGGTCAACAGATACGCTTTGCTGATCTGGCAGCCTTTCCTAAATATACTGTTAAAAATACAGATGATATATCCGATAAAGATTTGACAGATCCCAGACTTAATACTGTTCTAAAATATAAAGATACAGCTCCTGGAATTTTACAGCCTGGCAATTTATCAGATGTTGTCAAAAGCAATTCAGATGAGGCAGATCAAGACGCTCAAAAAGCCTTTGGTATTTTAGACTTAAATACAGGCTCTCAATCATCAACGGTTGATACCGCAACGGGACAGACTATTTTTGCCCAAGCTGCATCAAGGCGGGTAGAATTTGCTAAAAAGAAATTTATGGCATTTTATCGGGAGCTTATTATTTTACTGCTCAAACTCTGTCAGGAATATTGGGACGAGGAAAAGATAGTCACAATTATGGGCGAGGATGGACAAGATGAAACTATAACTCTAAACAAGGAAAGTCTGGCAAATATAGATTTTGACAAAGACATTGATATTGACATGGAAACCCTGTCAGTCAATAAAGACGTGATAAGACAACAATATATAGCTTTGTATGACAAAACCAAAGACGACCCCTTAATTAATCGCAAAAACCTATTTGCCGATATGCTAACTAGAGGCTTTGAAGTTAAAGATCCTAATCGCTACATCAAAGAGAACGGCCTACAGCCTGGCATGGTCTTAGTTAATCCCCAAACTGGCGAGCAGTACCAGGTTGACCAATCAGGCGAGCTTGTGCCAGCCCAAGATATGAACCAAATAGCACAACCTGGAGCTACCCAGCCCATGCCAACTGACCAATCAGGCGTTAATCAAACAGTCGGAGCTATGTAATATGTGGGAACAAGTTAGCGAAGATAAGGGCATCTGGACAGAGTACGAGGATAAAGAAACGGGCAAAAAGTCGCTCCAATTACATGAGTTAAAAACTGTCTGGAAGTCCTGCAAACCCCAAGATCATTACTTTGAAATTACCGGAAATCGGGAGGCTACCTGTACTAAATGTCATATGGTGCGCTCTTTTGTTGCCGGTAAAGAAATATTTAAAGACGGCAAGTTTCTCCCCCTAAAGTAAACCTTTTTTAATTTCTCTTGATAAGCTGAAGATGACCAACCTAATTAAAGGTGTCGTTATTTGTAGCCGGACTTATGCGTCCAGAAAGGAGCAAGCTATGACTAGCACTCCAACCGATTTAGATGCAGCCTTAGATGCTGCAGTTAGCACTTTACCAGAGGATGAAAGTCCTCAATCGACAGTAAAAGAAACTGAAGCCCCCAATGAGACCGAGGCTGAATCCGCTTCTGATGACGGTCAGAAGGAAACTGAAACAGCCAAAGAACCAGAAGGAGAAGAGGAATCGTTTACTGAGAAGAAGCTTTCCTTTAACGAGCTTCCGGATGACCTTAAGCCAATCTATCGGGATTGGCAAAAGCAGTACACCCAGAAGCGCCAGGAGGAAAAAGCCTACATTAAGCAACTTGAGGAAAAGATTAAACAATCAGAGCAACGGGTACAACCTGACTCTAAAAAAGCTCCGCAAGTGCCTAATATTCAAGGGCTTAATCCCCAACAGTTAGAAGAATATCTGGATATACGGGATCAAAACCGTTATATCGAAAATCAGGAACGTGATTTTAAAACGCTAGATGATCGACTGATTGAAGATAGTCCTGAATATGATCCCTGGCTGTACAACGGCATTATTGGTGAATTAAGTCGCCAAAGAGATGCCTATGAGGCTAAAAACAAGACCATAATCGGTTTTGATTTTATCGGGGAAGCAAAAAAGTTAATTAGTAAATACGACCAAAAAATCAAACAACAAGGAGGGGAGTTTATTAAGCAAAAGACTGAACAGTCAAAGGCAATAATGGAAAAATCTAAAAAAGAGAATCCTAAAGCCAAATCCCTAGATGGCAGAACAATTAAAGCCCTGGATTTGGATGAAGCAGTTGACAGCGCCTTTGCTAGATTAAACTCTTAAACTATGGCTGATGTAAATTTGGGCGTTTTGGCAGCAACAACTTTAGATAATTATCATTCTAAATTAGTTGATAATATCTTCAAAAAACACGCCTTACTTGACCACCTTCGCCAAAATGGTGGAACAAAAACATACGATGGAGGGAGACAATTAGTAGCCCCCCTGATGTATGGAACTAACTCAACTGTTAAAACCTTCTCTGGTACAGATGAGCTAGATGTGACTTATCAGGATGGTATCGATGCCTCTGAATGGACATGGAGATACTACAACGTCGCAATTACCTTCACCTTGGAAGATAAATCCAAGAACAGAGGTAAAAGCCAAATTGTAAATCTTCTTAAATCCAAAATCAGACAAGCAGAATTATCTCTGGCTGAAAGACTGAATACTGACCTGTTCACAGGCACAGACGCAGACAAAGAGGTTTTGGGTCTGGATACCATAATTGGTACTACCACCGAAGTCGGAGGTATCAGTGGTACATCGTATGCATGGTGGAGATCAACAGTCAATACTGATGCAGAGGCTGTAACTTTTGCCGATATGCGCTCTACTAAAAATAGCTGCAATCTTGGCAATGGTGGTTCTAATGTATCAATAATCATAACCACCCAAGCTCTATACGAGAAAATGTTTGCTTTACTGACAGCTACCTATTCCTTTAATCAAATCATCACCAAAGAAAGCCGGAGAATGGCTGATGCTTCCTTTGAAGTGCTGGAGTTTGAAGGAGTACCCGTAACCTATGATGAAAGCGCCACCTCTGGTGTCATTTACTTCATCAACAAGGATAACTACAAACTAGGTATCCTTGATGGTTATGACTTTGTGAGCATTGATAAAGGTCAACCTGCTAACCAGCACGTTGATGTAGCTCACATTGTGTTTGCTGGAGCTGCGTACACTGACAGACGTGCTTCCTTAGGGAAACACACTGCCAAGACCGCTTAATTAACAAATTAGTGTTACGACTCCCCATCTCTAGATATGGGGATGGGGGGAAGTAATATAAGGAGACCCTTATATGAAAATGGTTGCAAGAACTGGCTTTACAGCCGCTAATGACGCAACTGACTTAAATCAGGTCGGTACGGTCATGATAGACGGTGCTACAGGTAAAAAGTACCGCTATGTCCAGGTAGAAGATGCTAACTTAGCTGCAAATGATGTAGTTGAGTATTCAGATGCTACTGGAAATGAAGTTACCAAAGATGTATCTGGCGGAGCTTCTATTGGACGTGGATTTGCTGGCGTTGCCGTATCCACAATCACCGATGGAAACTACGGCTGGGTACAGGTTGGCGGACTAGCTACCTGCAAAGTGCTTAAAAACACCGCAGTAGCTGCCGGAAACCGTGTTAAAACTGGTTCAGCCGATGGTTGCGTATCCGTATACGCTGCTACCACAGGTTCAGAGGATTATTCCTTTGGAACAGCCGTAGCTGCTGATACTGCTACCACATCAGTTGATGGAACAGTCGCAGTGATGATAGACTTGTAATCTTACTGGTATATCTACAAAAGGCAGGATTAAACCCCTGCCTTTTTTGTGGTATAATGAGGCAATCGAAATTATCGCAAGGCTAATTTAGATACTGCGATCAAACGACTTACCTATCAGGTGGTCGTTTTTTTGGTATTATGCCCATAAAAGTTTTATTGGGAATGCCTACTGCTAACGAAGTTGATGCTGAATTTGCCTGTGCAAACCTTCCTGGAATTGTAGCCTATACCATCAAACATTGCCCCCAAATTGAGCTTAAATGTATGTATAAATGCGGAGTAAGGACAGATAGTAACCGCAACTTTATACTTAAAAATGCTCTTGATGCTAGTATTGATTATATTCTCTGGCTAGATACCGACATGCTTTACCCTTTAAACATTGTAGAAAAGTTGTTAGGCGCTGAAAAAGATATTATTGGTACGATATATTATAAAAGATCAGCTCCATATACACCCGTAGTGTATAAGTTCTCCGGCGATCCGCTCTTGCCTTATCGACCGATAGACACTCCATATATACCTAAGGGAAAAATTGTAGAAGTGGACGGCTTAGGTTTTGGTGGAATGCTGGTTAAAACCTCTGTATATGAGACCATGGGAGATGATAAGTGGGTGAGCTATGGTAAGAACTTCCATATTCCCCTAGAACTTCCAGACAAAGAGAGTCATGATTTGATGTTTTGCAAACTGGCTAAACAGTACGGGCATAAGCTCTATATCCACTCTTCAATTATCGCTAAACATATCGGCAGAATGCCGGTTACTGAAAAAGATTATATTTATCAGGTACAACATGTCCTTAATCCCAAAATAGCGGTCTTAATGCCAGTAATAGATACTAAAAAAGCAGAACAGACCATGAAAAAACTAATAGATACTGCAGGGATTAAAGCAGAATTTGTGATGCTTTACGATGAGTATAGATTGGGATTTGTAGCAATGGCTAATCAGGGATTTGCAATGTATCGGGATTATGATTATTTTGTCTATTTAGCTTCCGATGCCGAACCAGGCAAAGACTGGTTAAAGATAGCCTATGACACAATGGTATCAAGTAATGCGGGACTGCTGGCATTTAACGATGGTAAATGGGAAGGAAAACTTGCCTCTTTTGGGATGGTGGATCGGGAGTGGGTTAGTCAATTTTATAGCAATCTCTTTTATGAGGGATACAAATCCCACTATTGCGACACCGAACTATCAATTCTTGCAACTGCACAAGGAAAAATGATCTATAACCCCACTGCTATTTTAAAAGAAAATGATCCAAACAAAAAACAGCATGGAGTTAATTTAGATGATAAAAAACTGTATAACCGGCGCAAGAAAGGTGGTATGCCAATCAAAATTCCACCAGAACTGCAAGAGTTATTTTCATGAAACAGGCAATCGTAATCTGTACACACGAGAATAGAAAACAATGGCTACATAACCTGATGGATACGCTCTACGGGGTAAATTATCCTATTGCAATCCATGAGAACACCAGAAAGCGGGATGGTTTTGAGATAGCAGCAATAAAACACGCCATAGATGAAGAAATTGATGAATTTGTCTTGCTTCAGGACAGTATTGAAATTAAGGATAAGTCATTATTTGATATTGTGTTTGGAATGGCGGGGAAATCAGTATCTATTTGCAATTATCCCTCATATTTTGGCTGTTATCTGGGCAAATACAGGCTGGAAGTGCTTAAAAAGATCACTATCCCCAAAGTAAGAAGTAAAATTGAGGCTGTAGAGCAAGAGACGGATTTTATCAGGCAATATATAGATAAAGAACCTAATCTGGAGATGATACTCCCTGGATTTGGACATCATAATAACAATTTTGTGTTTAAATTTGGAGAGAAAAGAATGGTTTTAGAAAATAATTACTATATCAAGTATAAAGGTACTTGGCATAGGGATATGATCAATTAATATGGCTATAGCTTATACGGGAGGAACTTTTGATACTCCTCACGCTGGACACTTTCAATTCTTAGAAAAATGTGCAACTTATGGCGATGTTGTACTGGCATTAAATACTGATAACTTTGTAAAACAGTTTAAGGGGCATTATCCGATTATGCCATTTCATGAACGCTATACCATCTTTTCTGCTTGTAAGTATGTTAAAAGAATAATAGCCAATCTATCGGGGGCAGATAGCAAACCCACCATCGTTTCTGTAAAACCCGACTATATCATTATCGGCGACGACTGGCTGAAAAAAGATTATTACAAACAGATGGGATTTACGAAAGAATGGCTGGAAGAGCAGAATATTAAACTGATCTATGTACCATATACCCCCTACGTATCATCAACGATTATCAAACAAAGAATATGCTCACAGTAACTGCAGCCATCATTTCCCATGCCAGACCTAAAAAACTCCCATTTATGGTTTATCTGGTAGAGAACCAGATTGAACCATACGATAAAATTAAGCTCTATGTATCAGGTTATGAACCAGAACAACTAACATGGTGTAAGCATCCGATCTCCTACCAGCATGATCGCAATGATTGGGGACACCAAAAGCGGGCTATTGCTTGCGCTGAATGTGATACTGATTACATAGTTTGCTGTAATGATGATGATATTTACCTATTCCACTTCTTACAAAGACTAAAAGAAAAGGCGGAGCAAACACATGCCGATATTGTTTATAACAACTTCTATGCTCACAACAGAGCGGGTACGCAGCCATATATAGATGCTAGACCAGAATATAGACATATCACCAGTGGCTGTATGATGATAAAGACTGAATTTATCCATAAACACCCCAACACGTACAGCAATTACGGAGCTGATGGCTGGTGGGTCAATGATGCGGTTAAGGCTGGAGCTATAACGGCTAAAGTCGATGAGTGTCTTTCTTTCCACTACTAAACTGCTTAAAAATAAACCTTTTATTCTTTCCATTGTTAAACTGTAGATAGTTATCATATTTTTATAAGGAGTAATTATGGCTACTAAAAAACTACCTGTAGCTGAACCCAGCTTAGAACAGGCACAAGATTTAATTAAGTTATCAGAACAGTTTAAGTCTGCAGTCGATGCTTTCTGGAAGGCTAAGATTGATTTTGAAGATAAATACCAATCTTTGCAGGATAGAGAGCTTAACTTGGCAAAACTGTCTGGTGAATTAGAAAAACGGGAAGATGAGTTAAAAAAGAGAGAATTAGAACTCAAACCCAGAGAGGCAGAGTTGGCTGATAAGGTATCAAGGATTGCAACAGTTGAAACTGCTGAAAAAATGAAAGTTGATGCTGATACTAAAGATGCTAAAGCACAGGAAATGATGAAAGATGTTCTGGTTAAGCTGCAAGAGGTAAAAATTAGGGAGGAAGAATTGCACGCATCACAACTTAAACTATCTCAAGAAAAAGAGAACTATAAAAAACAGGTTAGAGAGGAAATATTAGCAAACTTCTTAAAATAATATGGCAACAACTGTCTTAGACATATTAACTGATGTTGCCTATCGGTTAGGTGAAGATGGCAACCCAGATGATGCAAACGAGCAGAATAGACGCATCTCCTATATTAATCAGGTATATAGGCACGTACTGCGGGAGCGCTATTGGTGGTTTACTCAAAAAGACTATGGCATGCCAACTGTTGCCGATAATGATACCTATGCCCTCCCTTCTGATTATCGGGACATGGTAGATGTGAGACTTAATGGGGATAAGGTAGAATTTGTACCGGACTTTATGGCACTAGCCTCACAGGATAGACCAAGAGATGAATATGGGGTATGCGGAGATTATGGTTACTATATTTGGAATGGCAATCTCTATCTTTTACCGGAAGCATCATCTGCTCCAACTGCTTATTCTGTCTCGGGGATTACAGTCTCAGGAACTCTAGCTACAGTTACTACCACCACCAGTCATGGTTTGGAGATTGGAGATTATGTCACGATAGCGGGAGCGTCTGTTTCTACATTTAACGCCTCTCATTTAGTTTCTGCTGTACCTAGCCCGACCACGTTTAAGATAGTTGTAGCATCTGGGACAAGCGAACCTACTGGCACGATGACCGCTACTCAAGATAATTTGGTTTTATCCTATTACTACACTCCGGCAAAATTAACCACTACAGCTAGCGAGCTAGTCATACCCGATATGTACGCCGATGTTATCTCGTCTTATGTATTTGGCAGAGTAGCTCAGCTTGATAGTGAGCGGGGAGATGCTAAGGATGGCTTTGATGAGCATACGGAAATACTTACCCAAATGGTTATTGATAATAACAAACGCAGCTCATGGGGAAAAGGCGTTAGTGCTGAATAATATGTATGAAACTATCAGATGTCAAAAACAATCCCAAGAAAACAGAAATAGCCTCCGGCTTTTTAGGTGGTTTGAATACCTTTCAAGATGAGACTTTAATCAAAGACAATGAATTAACCGAGGCTAAAAACATCAAGCTGACTGTCGATGGTATAGAACCCAGAGACGGTACGTTAACTTATGGATCATCATCAGGAGATAAGGTACTGGGAGTATTTCCCTATTATCTCCAGGATGGCACAAAAAATCTACTCCGCTTTGTCGATGGGACAAACGACAAGCTGCAATACTACGACTCCCTTACTCCAACAGATATAGGTACACAGACATATGATGATGAGGCTTATATGAACTTTGTGCAGGCTGATGATAAGGTATTTATCTTTAACGGAGTGGATGCTCTTTCCTATTATGACAATAGCACAATAACTACATACACCGAGATTAACGCCCCAACTGGTCTGGCTGTAGCTCCACAAGGATCAGCTGGATCGACCGCATACTCCTATAGGGTATCTGCGCTAAACGCTGCCGGAGAAACTCTAGCCTCGTCTGCTGTAGCTATTGCCAATGGTAACGCTACTTTAAACGCCACTAACTTTAATAGGCTGACATGGAATACCGTAGCGGGAGCAACCTCTTACAATGTGTATGGACGTAAAGCGACAGGAAAGACTGAGAGCTTTATGACTACAGTTGATGTCCTAACTTTTGATGATAAGGGTGAAGATGATTATGAGCCTTCACTTTCTATCTTTCCTCCAGAGTCAAATACAACTGCAGGTGTTAAATGTTCAATGGCAATCTTTGCAATTTCAAGGGTATTTTGTGCAGGAGATCCTAGCTTCCCCTCACGTCTCTACTTTTCAGGAGCTGGTGAGAAAATAACCGACTTTTCACCCTCTACGATTGGAGGGGGAGCGATTGATGTTTTTGCTAAAGACGGATATAAGATCAGAGCAATCGCCCCATTTCAGGGGGGAGTGATTATCTTTAAGGATAATGCGATATATAAATTCTCCTTTGATGCTGACGGCTATCAAACACTTCAGGAAATTACCCGCTCTTTTGGTGGTATTTCTTTCCGCTCTGTAATGGCGGTAGAAAATGACTTGATATTTGCTGCTAAAAAAGATGGTAGGCTGGCTTTTTACTCTTTGGGTAATCAGGAAAACTACGCCTCAACGGTGTTAAGAACCAATGAGCTATCAATTAAAGTTGCTAGCAAACTTATAGACGTTAACTTGGACAGGCTGCAATACTGCGCTGCTTTTTATTTTAACAACGTTTATGGATGTGCAGTCTCTACCTCTGACAGTTCAGTCAATGATCGGGTATGGAAGTTAGATACCAGATTTGGGGCATGGACGTATGATGAGGGTTATACTCCCAACCAGTTCTTTACCTGGATTGGTACAGACGGATCGGAAAAGCTGTACTATGCTGATGAGTCCAGCGGATCGGTTAAGGAAATGTTTACCAGCGATAAAAATGATGATGGAGTGGCGATTAGTGTCGAGTGGGCAACAAAGTCATTTAATCAAAAGGCATTCCATAAGTATAAAAAATATTACCATCCTACTTTCCAATTCAAAAACATTGTCAAATCAGGTGCATTATCAGGATATATCTACATTGACGGGGCGGTACTTAACAGCGCATTTACTATCAATCAGCAGACACTAGGAGGTGCTGGTTTTGGAGCTTATCTGTTTGGTACAGTATTATTTGGAGATGCAGGGGGTGGAACTATAGTAACAGGAGTATCATCAGATGTAGTACAGCAAGTAGTTACTAGACCAAAGGCACGCTCTATCAAGTATGTATTTAAGTCAAACTCTCTAAACGCTTCTTATAAATTCCTTTCCCTTGCTCATGATTTTAAGATTTTAGATGGTAAACCATTAAAAAGTACGTTTCGTGTTTATCCAACTTAAACTTATTTTAAGTTTTGTTGCTAAACTGATGATATATGGCTATCAATCCTTTCAAAAAATTAAAGACTAAAACCAATGAGCAGTTGATCGCTGATATAGACGAGAGGTTAAAAGTCAACAAAGGCGGTTTTACTGCAGAAGGTTTTAACGCAGACTCTACATTCACCCCCCAACGCCTATCTGATAAGGCTGTAGCTAATGCTGCAGGTACGATGGATCGGGCGTTTAGTAGAATTGAACAACCAAAACTGATATCACCAGATTATCAATTTACCATGCCACAAATACCACAAGATACGTTTGAACCTCAAACCGAAGGAAGTTTGGCGCTAGAGTTTGTCAACGCTTTTAATAACTCTGTATCACCATCTCAAAATACATCAGAAGAACAAAAATTTGATACCTTCCAGCAGACAGGCATCCCATATGCCATCAAACAAATGGAAGATGGCGGGGTATTATTTGCCGATAGCATTATCAGATATGCAGATGGAACAGTTAGAGAATACTATGGATCAAGAGGAGTACCCTTGCAGTATAGCAATGCAGACGGTTCACAACCATATTCTGATGGGACAATAAGAAGACCAGCATCAGAACAGGACTTTATTACTCAGGAGAATATCAGCTATATGGACGGAGGATTACAGGGATTGGTATCGGGACTGTTTGGAGATAGCGCGACTATTACCCAAAGCTATAACAACTATAACCCGAGCTTAGGATATAAAGGCGGAAAACATAGGGGTACTGATATTGCTTCTAGCAGTGGTACGCTTAAACTTCCGGTAGGCGCTCAAGTAGTGGAGTTAAAACAGGATGATGGCACTCAATGGGGAGATAAGTCAGGACATCAGGGATATGGAAACTCAGTCTTATTAAGACTATCAAATGGACAGATGTTACGCTTTTCCCACCTTAAAAACCCAGTAAGATTTCAAGTAGGTGAAACCATCCCTGCACATACTGTGTTTGGAGATATCGGCAATACCGGCAATTCTACCGGACAACATCTTGATTTAGAGGTGCTTGACGCAAGTGGCAATGTAATTGATCCTTTACAGTTTGCCGGATTTGGTGCAGATAACCCATTTAGACAGGAAGCGGTAGAGGGATATAAGAGCCTATACTCTACCATCCAAAATCCACAACCAGAACAACCCGACAAACAACCCAATCAAGGACAAAATGGACAGGTATTGGGAGAACAAACTCAACAAGCACAAACATCATCTATTATCAGCCCAAATTACCAAAATACTCAAATACAGGAAAATAGATCGCTACCTTCACAGATTAGGGGCGCAGGAAAGGTATTGGGATCATCAATAGAGCAACAAAATCCTACTGGAACATTTGATCTTGGTATTTCTGAGACTTTAGCTGGAGATCCACAGAAAGGTAGAGAGGCTTTATCTGGAACTTTTGAAAGAGCTACTTCACAACTACCCACTAGGGGCAGATTTGATCTGGGAATAAGTGAGGCTATGAGAGGAGATTGGGAAGGTTCAAGAGCAGTAAGAGAGGCAACTACTGAAAATATTACTGACAAAATTAAACAAGGTGCAGGGAATGCCATTTCTTTTGTCAATGACTTTCTCTCAAGTATTAGATCATCTGATCTACCTAAGGCTGGCGATATGTTTAACAAGCAAGTCTATGCCTCTGATCTAAAATCACCACAGCTAGGCAATATGAATAAGGAGTTTGGTATTCAGATAGGCGACTCACCTAACAGCTCAATGACATCACAGCCATCATTACGAATTGGAGAAACATATCAATCAAGACAAGCAGAGGGTACAAGCGATAATAGAGATCCCTTTTTCAAGCCTGGTGGTATGGGTGAAAAGTACAACCAATACCTTAAACCAAACGCTGATCAGATAGCGGGTGGAGCTTTAGACACTTCAGTATTTAACAACAACTTTTTTGAGAGACGCACAGCCCAACCTGATATTCAAAGCGTGTTTGGCGGGACTCATTTAGCAAATCAGGCAAACCAGAAATTTGACACCTATCGTACAAATGAAAATGAAAAAGTTATCAATCAAATCAAATCCATGTATGGCGGTGGTGAATGGGATCAGGGAGATGTATCAAGGATAATTGCAGAGCTAAGGGCAGGGAAGGGTTTTATTGAACCATCTCAAGTAAGACAACCAGCGAAGGCATATAAGCCCACTATCGAGGATTACCTAAGACAGGGTAAGACTATTGCCCAATACTATGCAGAAACAGGACAACAGGGAGTATTAGATAAGTTCGGTTCACCAGAGGCAGCAATGAAGGCATACAACGAGGCTAAGGCAGCATCTAATCAGGCATTTTCGGGAAATAATATAGATGTATCCGGTATTAAGATGTCTCCGCAACAATTCCAACAGTCATATCAACAGGTAACACAAGGCAGCAAGCCCAGCGATCCCAATGCCCTCTACAGAGCAGATCAGCAATACGAACAATCAACTCAAAACTTTGGTAATGTCTATAACGGCATGAAAGTTGATCTAGGACAACAAGCAGCGCCATATGACTTGTTTAAGAAGAAAGACTGGCAGAATTATATAAATCCGTCTGGATATATTAAATTATAAACCTTTACGGGCAATAAACCGTAAACTAAAACTATATGGGATTATTTGATAAGAAAAAACAACCAGATTATGTTGATATATCCAATATCAACTTGTCACCTCAACAGTTCCAATCCAGCTATCAACAGGTGCAAAGCGGGACTGCCCAGCCCACCATGCCTAAGGCTGCTACAACTACACCTACAAACTCACAACTCTCAACCAGTCCATACTTACTTGATAAGTCAGTAGTATCAGTAAATACTCAACAACAACAACCACAACAAACACAAAATACATTACAACAAGCTAATCCATTCCAAACTAAACCATTAGATTTATCGGGTATTACCAGCATTACTGATAGCCAGAAGCAAAGAATGGCAGAGTCACAACAGAAGAAGGAAAGCTACCTTAATAACCTCTACAGCCTGACTAACCAGTCACTTAAAAACCAAGTGCCACAGTTACAGACTGCCTATGACCAGTTTAAGGGCAATACAGAAGCCTCTATAGCTGATCAGACAGCAGCTACAGAAAGAGCTAAACAGGGAGCAGAGGAGCGCTTTGGACAAGCGCAGAGACAGGGAGCGATGACTCGTAGGGAGTCTGAAGGTAGATTAATAAATAAGTTTGCAGCTAACAATGCCCTTAATAGTTATGGTGCAGGTAGTTTTACAGGAGCAGCATCTAAGTTAGAGTCTGACTTTAACACCTTTACCCAAGAGAATATCCAATCTAAGATGGATCAGTTTGACCAACTAGATCGAGACTTGCTAAAGTTTACCAGAGAAGCTAACTATCTCATCCAAACAGAAGAACAGAAACTAAAGGCAGCCATTGAAAATATTAACTCCCAGATCGGAATAAATGACCTTGAAAAGCAGGCAAAACTACAAGAGGCATATGATAACTACCAGTCACAGGTAGAGGGCGTAGATATGTTTATTGAGAACTTGAAACTGCAACAAGCACAACTTGGACAGTCTATTGCACAGGAAAGCGCTCTAGCACAGCAATTATCGCCAGAGTTTAGAGCCACAGGACAACCGGTAACTGATGCTGATTATGTCTGGGTACAAAAATATCCAGATGCTTACAAACAAATTATGGAAGGAATAAAGCAAAGCGGGGAAATTGGTCAAAAAGGCAATGCTACCCAAAACATTATCAGCATAGTTGACGATTTGCTTGGCTCTAATACCAAGCCTATATCCGGACTTATGAGAGTCGGAGCTAATATTCCAGGAAATCCAGCTCAATTAACCCAAAGTCTGTATAACCAATTAAAGGCTGCACTATCGCTTGAAAACAGGCAGTCGCTTAAAGGATCTGGGGCAATATCAGACTATGAGGCTAGAGTATTAGAACAGGCTGCATCTGCATTAAACCAGAACATGAGTGATGAGGATATGCGATTGGTACTGCAAAATATTAAAGACCAATTAATGACTGGATCAAGGCAGCCTTTATATGCCACTCAAGATCAGAAATTACAACAACTGGCATCAATATTCCAAGGAGGATCATGGTAAATATGAAACAGGCAACCCCACAGCAAATACAGGCAGCAAAACAAGCTGGCTTTACTGATGAAGAATTAGAGATGTATCTGCCTAAACTTGGATTTTCAGCCCCTAAAACTCTAGGCGGTTTTGGCAGAAATATCGTTAAATCTACCGGTAATCTAATTGGAAATACTGTTGGTGGACTGGTAAACATTGTCAATCCAAACTTAGAAGAAAACACCATTGCCCAGCTGGGAAGATTAGCACTGGGTATTGTCGATAGTGTCATGCCAGGAGAACAGGGAAACGAACAGTATGCACAGGCACTAGGACAATACTTTGCTGATAGATATGGGGGGATTGATAATGTAATGGAAACTTTTTATAACGATCCGGCAGGATTTATTGATGATGCTTCTATGGTAATTACAGCCGGAGGTTCGGCAGTATCTAAGGTGGGAAAATTGGGAGGACTGAATAAAGTCGCTTCTATCGGTCAAGATGTAGCTAGATTTGGGAATATGATTGATCCAGCTATGTTACCAGCAAGGGGGATGGGATATGCGGGTAAGAAAATAGCAGGAGCAATCGGTACAGAAAAGATTGGAAATAAATTAATACAAGCAGGACAGGATTATAGCAAAAGGGGCTATGGTCAACCCGTAACTATTAATAAGTTTGAGAAGAAATTCAGACCAGTATCAGAGATAATTTCAGAGTATGGCTTGTATGGAAAAAATACAGATAAGTTAATGAATAAGATAGATGAAATACAAACGATGTTTGATGATATAGCAGTTAGATCTGGCAAAACAATTTCAGCTAATGATTTACTTGATATTATCAGTAGTAAGATAGATGAACTTAGATCTTCAGGTTTTACAGAAGATACTACAGTTGCTAATCAGATTGAACAAAAAGTAATGAGCTTAATTGAAGCCGGAAAGATTACAGAACAAAATCCAGTTGATCTTCTAACTGAATTAAGGCGGGGGTTTGATGAAAGAAATAAGACATGGGCAATAGATCCGGCACTTAAAAGCTCCAACCAAACAATGAGAGATATATTACAAGGTAGCATTAGGCAAGCAACATCAGATTTAACCGCACCATCAGGAGAAAACTTACAACAATTAGGGGGAAGGTTAAATGAACTATATTCTTTCAAGCCTATAATGGAACAAGCAGCCATGAGAGGTACAACCTCAAGACCATTTTCATTAGGTAAAATGGCTACTGCTGGAGTTGGTGGAGTTATTGCTGGAGTACCTGGAGCAATTGGAATGGCAGCCATAGATCAATTAAGTAAATCACCAGCAGCAGATAGGTTAATTAGTGGAGGGTTAATAAATTCTGGCAAGGTTATTAAAACTAGCAAAATACCTCATTTACCAGTAAATAAGATTAAACCAGCTTATACGGCAGGAAGAATAGGTCGGGCTAGTCAGAGGGTAAACACAACCATAAACCAAGAGCAACAAAACCAAGTACAGGATGGATCAGATAAGCAATTACCATCATTCCAACCTTCAATAAACGCCAAAGAAAGTCCTCTGTTGTCCAGTGCATACGATCCTTTTAAAAAGATTAAACAACAATATAAAATTTACTAATCTTTATCTTCTTTACCAACAATTATATACACAATTGTTTCTGATATAAATTTAAATATTATTATTGCTGGTATAAAGATTATTATTGGATAAAGAAAATTGTTAATTTCATTATGGGTAGCTGGCATACTATAGCCAAACTTTGGGGCTTCATATCTTAATTGATAATTAGAAAACCCTTCACTATTTAGACGAGCAATTTGATAATCAGCTAAAACCGGATTGCTATGGTATTTTACATATTCATAAGTAAAAAATCCTTCAAAAACAAGAAATAAGGTAATTGAACCAATAATTGCAAGGGAGTGTAACGTTTTTAATATTCTATACCATGCCCTATTATCTAATTTAGGCTTATCTATCAAATAAAAAAAGTTTAATAGCGATAACATATTTATTTTGTTACCCCCGAACCCGTAGCAGTTTTATTAACTTGATATACCTTAGCATACTTAAATGTGGTAAATAGATTGTGACGTTCTTTCTTTAATTCCACGATGCTCTGTTGGAGTTTATCTGATTCATTAATATATATCTGTAATTCAGTAATTAACTTTTGTACATCCTTTTCAGATGGCGATATATCAACCGCCTCTATTGCCAACTTCCTCATTAACTGGTTCTGGTCAATAATTGAATTTACATAATCACTAGTTTGATTGGTGTACATGGCATCAATTTCAGCCCCCTTTTCCATCTCACTTATTGTATATCTGAGAATGTCAGCTTTTGATTCGGAATAGATGTATGTAAGGAAATTTGATCCTACTAATAGAAGCAATGCTAATAAGAAATAAATTATTTTCATATACTTTGCAGAGTTCTTGTTACCTGCTGTAAGAATTATAGCATAAACAGTCAAATTTAAACCTTTCGCTCATTCTCTTTATAAACTAAGAGTATGAGCGCATTTAAGAGAATACCCCAAAAGATTCAACAGCTTGATACCCAGATCAAACAGTCTCCTTATGGTCAGGCAGTAACAAAGTATCAAAACGCAATTAATTTTATTCCTAAACAGATAGTTAACTCGATATATAACCCTCAAGCTAAAAATCCCATGCTCTCACCCGACTATCAAGCTCTTGTTAAAAATCCACGTTTAGGATGGTCTTCACTTAGTCCAGAGACACAACAGGGATTAATAAATATGAGCATTGGAATGGCGGGGGCTGTATCTGCTCCAGGATTTAGTGGAAAGATGGGAAAGCAATTAGTGATCAAACCAAATAAACTAATGGATAGAAAAACGCAGATCATGGCAGATGAAATAGTAGATAATATCAACTTTAATAAAGATATGAGATACGATCAAGCACAAGACCTAAGAGGCTTTTTAAGAGGCATATCATCAGGCCAAGAAAATAAGATAGATCAGCTTTATGTAGAGTCCCCAAATAAACTGATTAATGAAGTAATGAGGCATGTTGGAGAAGCGGAAGATGCACAATTAAAAATGGCACAAAGACAACCCACTGCTTACACCATAGATACCATGCCCCGACTGCTTAACCCTTTTAAGAGGAAATAATATGAAAGACCTCAACTCAATGGAATACTACAAGTTTTTTAAGGCTGCTGATATTGATGAGTCAAGCTCAACTGTAACATATGTGGGCAAAGTTCATCCTAACGGTAACTGGATGGTACAAAAAATAGATACATCATCAGGTACACAGATCAGGTATGCCTCATATAAAAATAACAATACCTACGATGATTATACGTCTGCCTGGACAGCCAGAGCTTCGCTTGACTATACTACCCTCGACCTCATATAGCATAAACCTTTTAGACTTCTCCAAGTTAAACTAAGGATATAACATACATTCTTATTTTCATATGGCAAACTTACTATATGCGAACCAATATATTACCACTACCCTGTCTGTGGCTGGTGGAATAGATGATAGTCAAACTACAGACATAGTCCTGGCATCTACTGCATCAATAGAAACAGGAAAGCCAGGCATGGCACTTTTAAGTTATGCAGACCCATTAGATACCTCATCTGCTGAATGGGTGGAATATACCTCGATTAATACATCAACAAAAGCACTGGTGGGAGTAACTAGAGGCAGTGAGGGATATTCAGCTAAAGCTCATTCTAATGGAGCAGCTATCGCCTTTCCTTTAACCGAGAGCCATATCAACAGAATTAATGATAAATTAACCTCTAATGATACTACTTTGGCTTCTGATCCTCATGGTAATGAAATAGTGAAAACTGCACATAATGACAGCGCCGTCAATGAAATCACAGTAACCAACGCAGCCACAGGCAACGCACCCGTGATAAGTGCAACAGGGGGGGATGACAAGATACCTTTAGGATTAGCTGGTAAGGCAGCTTTTGTTAAAGCTACGGGTCTCTATGACTGTGGCACGGTAGGGGCAACCGAAACAGTCTCTTGGAAAAATGGCGACAGACAGAAACTAACTTTAGATGAAAACTTAACTATTACTTTTGGAGATGCAGTAGCAGGACAGACTTTAACCCTCTATCTTTACCAAGACGGCTCAGGCACAAACACGATTACCTTTGCCGACACGATCACTTGGGCTGATGCCACTACCCCAACATGGACTACGACAGCCTCAAAGTTAAACATTGCAGTTATTTACTATGACGGCTCTGCTTATTACGGAGTCGGGAATAAATTTGCTTAAACTATGGACTACTTATTTGAAACGTACCAGAAAGAGCTTATTAAACTGGCTAACTTAGATAGCGGTAGAGAATTACTGGGTATTCCCAAAAACACTGATTGGATAGTCGGTCTAACACCAAATTCATACAT